GATCTCTGCTTTAACAATTAGTTCCGGTGCCAGGGATAACTCATTTTGTCTGACAACTTGATTCATGTATTGGAAAGAAAAAGAAATAGGAGCTTGCCGTTTCTTTTCCTTTAGGTAGTCCAGAGACCACATCTCTGGCCAGTACGATTCTTCCTCTCCAGTCTCAGGATTACTCTGAATTGCTGACAGAACAATCTGGGTCCAATTATTTTGCTCGTTGAATGTTGTGGAGTGGATGTCATCATGTCGGAAGCGCGTACCAAGGCAGATAGCCCGTCCTCCTTCAAACATGGTTGGTGCGATCACAGCATTCCAGTTGTCCTGCATTGTTTTACGAATGTCAGGGTTGGAGATGTCAGCGGCAGACTTGATGGCGTCATCAATCATTACCAGATGAGAACGCTTGGAGGTCACTGAACCCTTTAAGCCTGCAGCGCAAAGCGTGAATTGCTCGTCACCGGTTACGTCAATACCTGCAAACTTGTGGTCAATGGACCAGTACTCATTGCTGGTGACGTTCTTCAGGAGACGAACTGTAGGGAAGACCTCTTGATATTTCTTGCTTTCAATAATGCGTTTGATTGTTGCAGACTTGGAACGTGCAATATCAACCGTATAGGAAAGATAAAGAATCTGCAGGGGAAGTTTTGCTTGCGTATGGATGCCAATAGCCCAGGCTGTCAACAGGCCTAACACCGTGGACTTTGCGGAGCCCCGTGGCGCAAGTAGATCGATATTTGGACCAGCAATGCGGATGAGGCAAGAGCTATCTTCTTCCGTTACAAAGTGCCGATGCCAATTCTTATGATGAGCTGCCGGAGGTTTGTCGGCTACGTAATCACAGAAGTAACCAAAATCTTCCCGTGCTTTCTGCAGCAAGCCTTCGTTTGGATTCTCGCGGACTTTGTAATTCTTAGAAGCAGCGCGAGCGTTACGACGATGGGCAAGATGAATATAAGAAGGCACGGGTACTATTCAGGGTATATCTGAATACTAGCCTATTTCTTTTTACGTTTTTGCTCTTGATATTTACGAGCTTTTTCTAGAGCAGCTTTACGCTTCTCTTTATCGTTCATTTCAGAACCGTCTTCCTTCTTTGCTTCTTTCTTTTTGAAGTGCTCCAGAAGCTGTGGAGGCATTTTACCTTTCGCCATCAGAAGCGTGCCCCAAAACGCTTATCGTATTCACTTTGTTTATTTGCTTGGTACTCAGCCTCTGCCATAGCGCGTGCTCTTGCGTTATCGATAGGTGGAGTAAGACCAGTACGTTTACCGGGGTACATACGGCGTGCAGCATCGCCCGCTAACGGGATGTTACGTTGAGCGCCCATCTAAATAATGTGTTTCTTTAAAACTATTCTAATATTATTCACTCTTCTAACTGCATGCGAGACCACACGCTAAGCGACGCCTCTTCTAGGGGTGTTTCAATTGGGTCGTCTTTGAAGATAAACATTAACTCACGTATGGCTCTATCTGCGCCAGCCATGATCAAGCCTTTACGATCCTTGGCGTTGGTAAATTCTTCTACCTGTGCAATCGCACCACGGAGTTCCTTTTGCATCGAAGCAATGCGTGCGACACCTGCATCACGTTTAACGACCTCTTCCTCTACTGCTTGACGGAGCTTGCGGATATCCTCCTGCATTTCCGAGATTTCATAAAGAAGAGTCTTACGGTGATCAGGTTTTCTGTAATTTGCATTTACCCAAAGATCACACGCAGTAATACTGCCTGAGTAGCCAAGGAACCTGGCGTACAGGTAAATCTCAACGACAGAATAGTTATCAGAAGCAAAGGCTGTGAATGACTCCTGGGACGCAGAATCTAAATTATCGACCCAAGAGTCAAACAGCTCAATATCGATAAGCTCGTTGGGCTTGTTTGTAGTCTCTCGCTTCGTCGGACTCGGAGAAACGCTGGGTTTGTTCGGAAGAGGCGCGTTGTTCCGTTGCGCCTTTGCCAATGGTCTCACTTTCTTAGAAAATTCGTAAGCCACGCCAGCAGCTTGGCGATATTTATCTAGGTCAAACCAGTCATCGACATCAGTTTGCCCAGTTGGTACACTGCTGGTCATGGCTTATAAATCTTACAAGAAAAAATCAGAAGTTGCTCATCATCGAAGCAAGGCCTTGCGCAAAGATATCGCGACGACCCTCGACCGATTTCTGGCGCTGTTGACGACCCTTGGAGGACTCAAGACGATTTAAGAGTGATTCAAACTCGTTGATATCAAAAGACTTGGGACCGTACTGAGCCTGATACTGTTCTTTCTCAATACGATCAAGTTCGGATTGAGCGGACTTGGCACCTTCTAAATCAGTCAAGTCCTTGGATTTACCAAGTAAAGCCTGGTAATAATCACCTGTTTTGTAGTCAGCCATGTTTAAGAACTACCTGGTTGCAAAATTAATTATAGCAATAGGTTTTTGAGACCTGTATTTAGTTTAAGCCTAGGAAAAGCTAAAACTACCAACCAATGTATTATACAACGAACCTTGAGCTTGAATTCTAGCAAGATCTTTGGAGCTTTCGTTTTTAAGTTTTTGTGTCTCTTTATCAATCTCTCCTTGTAGATTAGTTAAGCCAGCGCTGTAAAGGAACTGACGACTGTCGCGGACGCCTTGCAAACCTTGCTCTAGTTCCTCTATGCTGCGTGCCTCCCCGAAATACTTGGCAAAATCTGGCTGAGAAACACCTGTCTTTGCTTCAAGATTCGAACTATAAGTAGGTAAAAGCGCCGGATCAAACTTAAATGTTCTAAGTTTGCTTACCTTGGTTGTTTTTTTACCTGTTTCAGGATCTTCAACGGTTTCAGTTCGGTCTGCAACAGAAGAACCAAATTTTGTATCGTAATAATTATCTAAGTAATTATCATTGAATTTTTTCTGGTACTCCTCTGTTTTATACAGAGAATCTCGCAATTCCTGGTTGGAAGTGTAGTAGCCCTCTTGGAACCGCGTTAGAGCTTTTGATTTCTCTTCTTCAGTTGCCTGGCGTCCCAGGATTTCTTCATACGCAGAGCCAACAGCAGTAGCGCGTCGTCCAGGAAGTATCTCTTGAGTGTAAAGCTTTCCAAGCTCAGCAACATCGCCTTCAACTGGAGCCATGTCATATTTAGATGCGTAGTCACGTAAGCGAGACGTGGCATCTTCATATCCCAGAAGACCCTGGCGGAGTTGTTCCTGAATTCCTGTTTTTAAAGAGCCGTAACCTGCTTGACCAGCTACTTTACGTGCATTCTCTGCTGCTTCTCGATCTGCACGTTCTTGCGCAGCACGCGCCTCTGCTACAGATTCTTTGGCCTGTTGATACTGCAAGAATTTTGCAAACGTATCATCAGGAGGAGGAGATTTATATTCAACCCTGGTTCCACCGCCACCCATAGTTTTAACCCGCTAATGCTTCTATATTAATACGCCTGATTGGACCAAACATTCCGGTAGGTTGTGCAGCATAACCGGCAATGGTTTCCTGTAGGCGTCCCATGCGTTCTTTACGTGATAACTCACGCACGTCTGGAGAAAGTTCAAATGCAGTCTGCCACCTGGCTTGTTCACGGCCTAAGCCCATCTGCTTAGGAAGGAACTCAGCAAACTCTGAGCGTTTGGCGGCAAGTTGACGACCAAATTCAAGATCAGGAGCAGTTGTGGCACCAAAGACAGTGTTGAACATTCCTGCGCCGATTTGCCCCTTCTGGAGCTCACGGGCTTCAAGCATCGCAGCGTTCTGAGCTTGAAGCTGAGCTTCTGTTACATTGGCTAGAGTTTTTGTTTGATTACGTGATCCAATAGCACCAAAGATGCTTTGGAGACCCATGCCAGCGGCGGTAATCCCAGCAGATAATGGATCGAACATAGGTTTAGCCCCTTTACTAGCAGCACCTGCTCCTGGAGCAGCGGAAGGAAACGCTTTATTGATCGGTGTTATAGGATCGTAAGTTGCGTACTGCTGCCAGCTCATAATTGTTTACCTATTCTACATCAATTAAAATAACGGAACTGTTGAGTACTAGACCCAGGGATTTGAATCTGTGGGTAGCTGGTCATTGTTTGGTTAACAATACCAGGAATAGCCGACATGCCCTGGTAATACATAGCTGCACCAGCAGGCCCACCGAACGGATTGAACGCATTTGTAATTGATTCCGGAAGCTTGGCAAGAGTAGAGAACATTAAAGTTTCCTTGGCTTTTTCTCGTGCATCTTCTCTTGCCATTGCAAGCAATTCTTTGCGTCCTGCTGGTGTTCTTTCGTAAGCCTCGGCTTCCAGAATGCTAGATAAAGGTCCGGCTACGGAAGTCTCAACTGTTGCAGAAGGAGAAGTTTGAGCACTAAAAAGTTCAAAAGCTTTATTCTTGGCTTCGTCAGACCATTTGGTCATGTCCTTGCCAAACAAAAGCTTTAAAGGTTCTATAAATCCTTCAAATTTACCGGCGTTTTCCATAATTACCTCAGCACTGCGTTGGCATAAGGATTAGAAGTCAACATAGTCCGCAGAGTTGCACCGGATTCACCTTGTGCACCAGCGGCAAGTTGACCAGCAGTACCCAGAATACTCAAGCGGGCAAGCTGGTTACCCTGAGACGCAAGCAATGCTTGTTGTCGCACCAGATCAGCGTTCTTCATTTGGTTCACAATAGGAAGATTACGCTGAAGATCCAGATAAGCTTGATCAGAGTAGAACTTGCTTAGGTCCTTAACAGCACCGGTTTCAATACCGGTAGCAGTACGGAAACGATCTAGGCCAAGATCAGAGAGTTTTTGCTGAAGAGCAAGTTGAGAAGCAATCTCTTCCTCTTTGCCCTTCGTTGGAATGCCGGTTGTTTGTTGACGAGCATACTCAGCAGCTGCCGCACCTTGACCAGCACCAAACTGAGCGCCGAGGAAGGGAAGCGCAACTTGAGCAGCTTTACCAACAAGACCAAAACGACCTGTCGTTGGGATGAAGCGAGCAGCAGCGGCACCAAGAAGACCACCTGCACCAGCACCTGCTAACGCACCACCAGCACCAACAGGACGCCCAGCGGCAAGCTCAGACAAGCCAGTTGTTACACCCGGAATAATGCCAGCGCCAAGACCAAGGCGACCAGTCGGAAGACCACCGAGTCCACCCATCAATTGCTGCATTCCACCAAGAGCTTGGTTTGCAAACGCTTGTGCTTGTTGTTTACGCGAAACAGTAGGAGCAATGGTGGTAGCGCCACGGGGGGCAGCTGCTTCTGCAGGAATTTGCCCGGCACGTGCCTGACGCATCAAGTCAACTTCAGGATAATATGCCCTTGGATCAAGACCCGCCTGCAACCTGGCTAATTCTTCCGGGGTCATTATTAACTAGTATGTTTTATTTGTTTAAATTCTATCAGCACTTAAGTTTTGATATTCGTTTGTAGTAGGTAGTTTGGGGCGATTAGCAGATGCAATCGCTTCATTCGCTGCATTGCCCATTGCAACGCCACCCAAAGAACCTGCAATGCCGCCAACAATACCACGGACAGCTTTTTGCCTTGGTGTTCCACCGGTACGTGCTGCAGTAGTAGCAGCAACAGAACCAACGGTAAATCCACCAACCATAGGAATGGTAACAGGAAAACCAAGTAATCTTGCTTCTGGAGTACCTTGCAAATTCTCCATCGTTCCCTTGGCAATACCAAGACCCAATAAACCTTTGTCCTGGTACAAGAAGTTCATGTAATTGGAATAACGCTCAGGCGTCAAGTTGGGAATATCTTGTTTTGCCGTTTCGTACTTAAGTGGATCACCTGTGCGTCCCAAGAAAAAACGTTCGAACATCTCTTGTACAGGTTGACCGGTTTGACGGCGATCTTCTGCACCTTTCGGTGAGTACGATTGCGCGTAACCCTTGGGACGGAACTGTTCCTCCGGATTTGTGATGTCGTATGTACCAGCAGCTGCAATAGCTGGTGTTGCAATGCCTAGCGCTGCGACTGCCCTAGCAGTTGGTGACTTAATAACTGTTGGATTGACACCAACCTCTACAACCTTTTGTGCAATGGCTAAAGGATGATTCCAACGCCACCAATACGTACGAGTACCGTCGTTAGCAAGATCAATCAGAGTACGAGAAAGATAGGCACCTGCAAATTGAGCTGGCGTCTGGCGGGCGGTGATGCCCCGGTTTGCCATCTCTTGCTTAAACCCAGGATCTAAAATACTTTCTCCATAGCCGAGACCTTTCTTCTTGGCGCTCTCAAACATCTGGCGCTGCGCTACGTCAGCCGTCCGGTAACCAGCAACAATGTCTTGGCCAATCTGTTGTACTTGTTGGAATAAGTTCATGATTAGCCGAGAGGATTTTTAAGCTGTGCCAGGGCGTCTTCATAGCCTGGCATCAGAGATGACATATAGTTTTGCGGTTTGGTGTAATTACGCAAAAACGTTGATTCAAGACCTTGCATCTGGAATTGAGTACCAGGGGCAACTGCCTGTGGTACCTCCATTTGATTAACGGCAGCACGTTGCGCCATCTGTTCCATGATCTGTTGTTCTTGTGAAACAACAGTTGGTTCGACCTGCGGCCTGGAAAGTAAGGGATCGACTGCCAGAGGAGAAAGAAGAGAAGCTCCAAGGTTTACACCACCTTCCAGTGCACCCCTCAAAGTTTCAGGCTTGACTTGTTGGCCAAGAATATTGACAGGCTTCGTAATGTTTTGACCTAACTTACGCGCAGCGAGTGTTGCTGGGTATGACGCAAGAAAATCGGCAGCGCCATAAGCAACACCAACACCTGGGCCGCCCATCAGTGTACCAAAACCAGCAGACAGCGCACTCCCGGTACCAACACTTGCCGCAACATCAGGATTTGCCTTAACAAGTGTTTTTAATTTGCCAAGGAGACCGCGCATCACATATGACCTTTTTACTTATTTTATCGACAGTTAGCTTACGGTCTTGCCAGGAGAAACGTTGGTTTCTACTTCGTTATCATTAGCGGTTGTTTCTCCAGCGCGTTCTTCTGCTTGTGCTTGCTCGGCTTTGATCAAACCTTGTCGATCTAGAAGCTGTGCAATGGATGGTTTGTCTTCCATTTCATTTTCGGCACGTTTTTCAGCCATTGCCATCAAGAAGCCATTTGGATCAGGATTCCGCAAACGTGGCATTGGATTCTTTGCTACTTTGCTCGGATTCAATGTTGGGCTGATTTTGTACGCTTCCATCCACATCGGATTGAAGTCGGGTTGATCCTGGGGGCGTTGTGCTGTCTTTGCACGTCCTTCATCGAAGTCATAGTCCATAGGTCGATTAAATCGACCAAGACCAAACATGTCATAGTCTGGAGTTACTTTTTCGTTGCTATCAAAGAAAGGAGTGTTAGGTACAAAATTAAGGCGTGGGTTTAGAACACGTTTGGCCGTCATGGCGCGACGTGTCAAGTCCTCCGCACCAAACCTTGACGGGTTCCAGGGATAATCACCTGTTGCAGGTTTGGACGCAAATAGCTCGTTAAAATTTAGTTGCCTTGCTTTCGTTGCAGAGCGATCAAATGGATTCTGTACGTAACGATTAAGGTCTAGACGAGAGTCTTTGGCCATTATTTTTTAGAGTCTTTCTTCTTCTTTAATCCTACCAATGTTTGACGAAGCCTTGCTTGCTTCACGGTTTTTTCGTCGTACTTATCTGGATTGGCAAGAACATTCTCTTGAAGCTGAGCAGAGGTGATACCTTTACGCTTGGCTTTAGCAGTGAAGGCACCCTCTTTCATCTCCATGCCTTGAATCCACTTTTTATCTTTTTTCTTTTTTGCTTCAGCCATTGGTATCTAGAGTTTTTAACAGTATAAAACAGCTTTTACATGAAGCTTTTCTTCAGTGGTTGTGGTACAACCCGAATAGATTCGGGAACACTAAAGACCTGCTTTGCTGGTCCCAGGTTGACGTTCAAGGGTTCTGGTAATAAGGTACCCTCGACTCGACCACGGCGTAAAAGTTCGCTTACTGCAATGCTGCGACTTGCTGCACGACGGCGATTAAGCTCATTTTCAAAAGCTTGCTTAACGCGACCTTCAGGAGCTTTTTGTGCACCAGATAAAACTTGGGCCATAGTCATAGCACCAAAGCCTGTGGGACCTTCCTTTTCCTGGAGCCACTTGGGTACAAAGGTTGGTTGACGACCTGCGGCTTTAGAGTATTCGCCAGTTGATTTGCTCATAGCCCCAGGGACGTAGCTTAGTTCTGGTCCATACACACCGATACCAGCACTGCCCCCAGCAAGACGTTTTTTTGCATATGGGTCAATGCGTTCAGGAAGATCTGATTTAGAAAGAATCTGGTGCAGCGCAGAGTAAGAACCTGGATAATCAGGCATCGTCTCATCAGGAACGCCTGGAACTAAGACATCAGGATTACCAAAGATCTGGCGAGTTTTCTCTTCTCCTTCATAAGTTTCATAAACAGGTGACGTTCCGCGAATTGCAGTGTCTGCTGCGGTAGACGTTACCTCTGCTCCCGGACCAGTATTTGGCACACTGCGAAGGAACTTCATCTCAAGACCTTCTTCCTCCGGTAACTCTTCTACGCGTTCCACAGCAGAACGAATCACACCGGGGAGAGTTAATTCAACTTGGCCTTGCTCTTGTAATTCACGGAACGCAGTGCTTCCTGGTTCTGCGCCAGGGATTGGTTTATTGGTCCAGGTTTTTGCAAGCTCGCGCTCAAAGCGTTCGGTACCAGGGCGCAAGCCACGTGCTTCTAAATTTTGACGTAACACCATCATCTCATCTTTAGCAATATCTGCCATTTCTTGAGATGACAAACGACGAGTACCTTCTGCTTGATCAACAGGAAGCCCATCAGGAAGACGAGAAGCTGCTTCGTTGATGGCGTCATCGTTTACAAAGCCTTGCATCTGAGCAGGATCTGCATAATCACGCATCAATGCTTCGTTCTCGGCTGCCATGTTCTCAAGCAACTCCACTTGACTCATGTCAAGATCTTCGTTGCGAGAAAGCTGCATCTTCATCCGACCAGTCATCTGATCTTCACCAGATTGGACTGCGTTCGCAAATTGATTAGATCGTGCAGGTGCCGCAGCTTGCTGAACGGTTGTTAAGTCTGGTCCTGAAGTTTGAAGTTGAGCAAGTAACTGTTCAGCAGTTTTTTGCAAGTTAGCACCATACGCACGACTCATTCGCGTTTCAAGTTTATGCTTCCGATTGTATTGAAGTTGTTCTATTTCTTCCAGCAAGCGGTCAGTTGGATCGACCGGTACTGCATTTTCAGTTGTACCAGGGGCTGGCTGCGATGGAGCAACAGTTTTTGACGCTGGTACTTCCGGTTGATACAGCGGAGAACGGCGTTTAGCAGCTTCAACACGTTGTTGTTGCTCTGGCGTCAAGGGAATACGCCTGGGTTGTGGGGCAGAAGCTTCCGGACGCCCTGCAGCTTTTTGAAGATTAGAAAGATCAGCCTGCGTTACCCCCGCAGTTGCGGACTTTGCTGGTGCTTTTGGAATTTCAAACGCAGCTTGGGACCGTCCACCCAAGAAACGACGGGCGGCAAGACCAGCGCCAATGGCTGCACCTAAGCCAAGGGCTGCAGTACCAAGGGTTTGGAGCGTATTTGACTCTTGTTGCGGCGCACGAAGCTGATTACGGCGAAATTCCAGAACTTCTGGTGCCATTTCGGCCCGTTCCTGCGGATCTTCGGGGATTGGCGCTCCAGTGGCGCGGCTATAGGCGTAAAAGTCTGCAGGAGATAAGGCCATTAGAAATTATTTTGTACTTTGAAGCTTGATTACATTCTATAAGGAAAAATTCAAGGTATAAACACGTTATATTGAGTAAATAACACCACGAACCAGAGGAATGGACGCTGGAACGCGCCAAAAAAGGGTAGAAGCCCTAGAGGCGATTAAGAATAAGGCGATGGAAATGGCTGTTGAGGGGAAAGATTCCTTGGATGTCCGTAATTTTGTTACGGATGCAAAGAAGACGTTGGCATATGAGCTTCCAGATGAGGAAGCATTTGAAAAAGCGAAGCGTGCAACACTGGCATATAAGCGGCAACAAGAAGGTTCATAAGATTTTTTAATAATTTGTTAATCGCCGGGGATAAAACCCCGGCTTTTTTGTGGCATTTTTGGGGCTAATTAGGGAAAATAATTACAAAAACAATAAAACTAAGTATAAATACTCAAAAATGGCCCTTATATAGGCAAAAAGGGTACAAAATTACCTGACTCTTCTCCCGACCATTAGCCGAAGAGGAATGTGTATAGAAAAAAAAGAATGCGGGAGGGTAGCACAAGTTACCTGACTACGTTACGAA